GTGTTGCATATGGGTCGATGTAAACCCGTGTGCGACCATTCATTACACCAGCAAAGGTGTTACCTGTATCGTCTACTGACAGAGCAGTTGACATTGCAGGTGAGTAGTCTAGCATGCCTGAAGCAGAAAGGGCAGATGCAACATCTGAAGAACAGATGATGAAGTTACCTTTACCGCGACGTGTTTCTTTAGCAATTGTGTTTGCTTCACGCTCGATTTGTACGATCAGACCCTTGAACTTCTCAACTGACCAACGACCGTCGGCATCTGTTGAAAGGTTGAAGATACCGTTAATAGCTGTGTTAGCAGTTGCTGCACCAAGCTTAGCTTGTGAGTTAACTGTACGAACAACTTCACGGTTGATTTCAGCCATGATTTCTGTTGACAGAATGTTAGCAAGCTCTGTTTCAGCATCTAGACCATGAATGGCTTTAAGATCCTGAGCAAGTTCCAAGCTGTATTCTGCTTTCAGTGCACGTGACTTAGCTGTTACAGTCTGCTTTTCAATGGTGAAACCCATTTCAGCAAACGCTTGGCCTGAGCCATCACCCAATGCTTCAGCTTCTGCTGTTGTCATTGGATCGTTGTTTGAAAGTGGATCGCCGAGTGAATCAGCAATTGTTGAATCGCCGTCACCGTCTACGGCTGAACCGAGACCGGATGATGAACCGTTTGCTGAAGGTGCAACTGAATCACCAGAGAAACCAACATCAGGCTCATTAAAGAGTGCTTCATCACCAGATGCAACACCAGAGGCTGTTGTGTTATATGTTGACTTCATTGCGAAGATCAGGCCTGTTGGACCGGACATTGGCTGAACACCACACATGTCATATGCCATTAGGTTAGGCATTGCACGACGTACGAGTGCGATCAGTACTGGGTTCCAGTTGGCTGCAGCAGATGTGCTGTTTGTTGGTGCAGCTTCTGTAAGATGGGTTTGACCAGCTTCTTCAGCAAATGCACGCTCTTGGTTTTCAAGAATAGCAGCAGTTACTGCTTTCTTATGATGGTCTGTAATGGTACCAGCGGATGACTCATCCAGTACTGGGGCCCACTTTTCGATCAAACGATCGTATGAAATTTGGTTATTCATTATTGGATCTCCAACTATTTATTTGTTTTTTGCATGGCTGAAAGGTATTGTGCCATTGTACCGGATGTAATTTCGATACCTTCGGCATCTTCTGTTACGTCTTCGTCAATAGCTACTACATCAGCAACTTTTTTGGTAAAATATGATTCCTTAACAGTAGCAACCTTCTCTGAGAAGATTTCTTCTGAATCAAAATCAATATCACTTACCAGTGATTTTAGCTTTTCTACCTGTGTTTCAGCCAAACCTTCAGCAGCTTCACGGATGATAGCATCGCGCTTTAGTACTTCTAGCTCTTCCTGCATTTCGATAGATTTTCCAGTAACTGTATTCAGAGCTGTTTCCAGTTCTTCTACACTTTCTGAAAGTTCGTCAACTAGGTCAACCTTTGACTCAGGAACCTCGATATAGGACTCAGTGAATACGTCTTTCAACTTACTCATGAAACCTTCTGCGATTTCTGTTCTTAGGCCAGATTGAATTGCAAGAGTATTCTCTTCCATCCAATTCTCAACTACGTAATTAAGGTAGCTGTCGACTTTTTCAACGAGGTCAGCTTTAGTTGATTCAACTTCTTCAGCCAATTCTTCGTTGTACTTCTCTTCAAGGCGGTCAATTTCTTCGGAGAGCTTAGACTTAACAGCTGCTTCAAAGATTGTTTGTGTTTTCGCCTTAAATTCGTCTGACAGAGTTGCCTCTGATTCAACGAGTGCATCAATATCCTGTGAGAATCAACACTGTAGTCTAGTTCTTCGGATTCAGCAATAGCTTCACCGTCAGCAGCAAATGCATCTTCTTTATACATTGCCAAAAGTGTGTCTTTCTTCATGCCCTGCATTTTGCTAACCATAGCTGCCATAAGAGCACCTTTAGTTTTAGGCATTGGATCTTGTTTAGTGTTATCCGTTTTCCGCTTTGGAGCAGAACCTGTTGCATCACCAGCTGCATCAACAGATGCTACTGATTGTGCTTCAGCATTCTTCGGATCATGAGCTTGAGCTTCCACGATTTCATTCTCGTCATCATGGAGTTCAATATCCTGATTTTGTTCAGTCATAATTGACTCCTTATTTAGTTTTAAGTAACGAGAGGAAATTCTTAAACTCACGAACCTCTGTTTGGTACAGATTTGTCCGCGAAGATTTTTTAATTTCAGTCTCCATTTTTTCAATTGCTCTTTGCTCAATAATACCGTTGTTCCATACCCACTCAACACCTTCCATAACTCCATTAACAAAAGCACTAGGTGCGGAGGGATCCTGAACAATATCTACTGCATTGAGTAGAAAGTCGTCTTTGACAACCATTGCGTCATTAGTTCGCTGTAAGCTTCCCATACCACGAGTCGAAACGCCCAGCTGAACACCGCCTTGGAGTAGACCTTGTACGATCTTTCCCATTGGAGTATCCAATACTGTCGCTTTTCCCACAACATTGTTCCCCGACCAGTCGAGG